GTATTTTGTTGCTGAAAATACCCAATATACTCCATAAATCCAACGTTTAGATCATTTAAATGCTCGATATCCATAGAGCAGACCCCATTAACTATAGCAGTAACCTCTGTGTTTTCGGCAAATAAATCGACTTTTTTTAGGTAATTTACTGCTTTATACCAGGCATTTGCCGCCTGTACTTTGTATTTTACACGGTCATAAAGCGGTATTTGTTCGTTGGATTCTATGTGTAATAGTGCGTGATTGATGTTTCTGTGTAGTGTAAGACGCATTTCATCTAGGTCACTTAAAGCCATGCCTAAGACTGCTTGTAGTTTGCTGTCGCAGTTGTTAATGGTTAACTTAATCACTTTATCCAGGCCTCCCAAAGCAGACGTTGTAAGTACTCTGTTAAAAACTTGGAACCAACTGACTCCATTGTAGTTTCGTAGGTGTTGGAAAGTAATAGTATGCTCCGGCAAAATTTTTCTATCCGCAACATTTATCAAACAGTAAGTGTCTTCATTCTGTACAACCATCCAGTCGTATTCACTATCTACTTCCATACTCAAAGCAGTATCTATATCTCCGGGATATATCAATACCAAGGCTTCGTTATCCGCTCCGAAAATTTTATCAAATACAGCATCTCCAAACTGTTTAATCAAATAAGGAGCAGACGCAATCCTAGAAAAACTGTTTGCTGTATGTATGTCTTGTTCTGCTATAGCAATCTGGCATTCTAGTAAATCCTGTAAGTGTCCATTTCTACCACCCATAGACTCGGGAAGTAATAGTTTGAATAAACCTAACTGTTTAAATGTTTCTAAATTATGGTTGTAAGTGTTGTTGGATAATTGTTCACAACTGTGTATAAATTTACTTTGTATGTGTAACCAATTATCTTGTACTGGAATCATGTAAATATTTATGTGTTAATCTTATTAGACTCTTCGAGTCTTTGCCAACTTCAAACTTCATTCACTACGTTCATATCAGTTTTTGTTTGCAATTTTTATAAACTTAACGTTATCATGTATGTTGAGTCATAATTCACCTACTACAGGTGAATCAATGAATTGTCATCATGTGATGTATCATCATCTCTAACTCAGGTGCTACTAAGAGGTGGTAGGCCTTATCCCCTCATACACTACTGTCACGAATCCTACGGATGCCAATATAACCTTGTAGAGTTTAGTTATATCGACACACAGGTTGCTTTTTCTCAGAGCCTGTATCTTTTAATACTGTTTGTCGTTTGCTGTATCTCATTTGCCGCCATACATACTAGAGTCTCGCACCGGGTGTTGCCATTGCCGGATTGTCAAAGTAATCGATATTATGTGCCTCGATGGGGTGGTGTATGGTCCTATGTGTGTGCCGGGTGTGCCGTAATGTGTGCCTTGGTCTGTTCGTTAAATAGTTATCGAGGCTTGACGTTTTCTTTGAGTATTTTTGAACCACCTATGCGAACGTTGATGATTCCGTTGTAATAGTCGTCTGTGAGTAATACTTCTCTTTCAAATTGTTCTCTGGCTTCTAAGTAACTGGCTATGCCTCTACTGGCACAATAATAAAGTATTTCTCTTGTGAAATTATCTTCACCGTATTTTTCAACATCTTCTTTTAGATAATCTGAACTGCCCCAATAGTCTCTCCAATCGGATTCGACTTTGTCGCGTCTTTTATTCTTTTTGCCTTTTAATGGCGGACGGGTAATTTTACGTTTTGCTAATTTTTTACCAACGTATTTCATACCGTTTGTTTTGTTTGTGATCAGATAAACAATGGCTTCACAATCTTCTGGTAGGTCGTCTATTACTTTGCCATCGTACATCCATGGACTAAGCATCTATATACTCCGTGTCTGTGTTGTAACTTGTAAAGCCGCCTTCTTTAATTACATACAGTACATCGTTAACTCTACCACTTAATTCTTCTCTGTGTGATATCAGCATTATATTTTTACTTTGCTCTCTGCTCATCTTCTTAAGTATGCCTAAAGCATTTTCAACACCAGTAGCATCTAGACCACTGTCTATAAGTTCGTCTATACATAGGAAGTTCATTGGGTGATTAAGACTTTCAAATATATCTCTGAATGCCCAACTCAAACTCAGTATCAGTCTGTTACGTTCACCTCTGCTTAAATTATCAAAGTCTAGGTCTCTGCCATACTCTGTAATCTCTGTGCTTAGATCACTGTTAAACTTAACATCGTGCGGTAATCCAATTGAGTTCAAATAGTGTGCTAGTCTGTGATTCAAGTAAGCAATGTTTTGATCAATAATACGTCTACGAATAAAACTGTCTTTGCTTGTTAGCAGTTTGTATAAAAACTCTTGATGTTCTTTTAGCGATGTAAGACTGTTTATAGTGTCCCAACTTATTTCTTGTATTCCTGAATCATTCATAGTTTCAATTTGTTCTATGTAAGGATTGTCTTCATTGTTTTTATCTTGAATACTTTGAATAAGATTATCCACATTATTTCTGTGTGTTAGTGCTTCTTCAAGTGTTTTGTAAAATGTAGCAGGCTTATCTGGAAGTGGGCCTAGTTCTAATACACCTGATTCTAAATCTTCCTTCTTTACAACTAATCCGTTATAATACTCTTGCTCTTCTGTAATTTTTTCGTTTAGTTCTTCTGTGTATTCTTCGTGTGTTTCTAAGTGTGCTGTATTTTGTCCACATGCTGGACATACACCGTCTTTTGCTTTTAATAAATTAGCATTAAGTTCTGTTAATTTAGTAGTACTACGTTTTATACTATTGTCTGTGTTAGACAAGTTACTTGCTAAAATATTTAAATTTGCTTCGTGATCTTTTACAATTACAATAGTATTGTGTTTGTCTATTTCTTCATCAATGTCTATTTCTTTAAGTTGCTCTAAAGCATCTGCCATCTCATCTAATTTAAGTGTTTTGTTTCTTTCCCAGGCATTACTTCTGCTTTCTAGTTCTTTTATATTCTTTTCCATTCTAGCATTACTGTCTTTTACAGCATTAATGCGTATTTCTTCTTCTTTGATACTGTCTCTAGTATCCTTCATTTTTTCTTTTAGTGTATCTGCTTTTTCAGAAAGTTCTTGTATGCCTAAAAGTTGTTCGATCATATCTCGCTGATCGTTATTCTTCATTCCTAGGAAAGGTTCTGTGTATGTGTTTAGTGCCACAATGTGTTTGAACATTTGATGACTAAAGCCAATAATTTTTTCTATTTCTTTTTGTGTTTCCCTGCTGTCGCCTTGTTGCTCTTGGTCATCTTGTTCTGTACCGTTTACAAACAATTTTAAAACATTGGGACGTCGGCCTCTTTCAATACGGTACTCGGTACCATTCAACTCAAAGTCACAAGAAACAATCATGCCTTTGCCGTTGGTTTTGTTTATTAAATTATCACGCCTGATGTTTGTTAATGCTTCACCATATAAAGCATAACTTAGAGCATTAATAATTGTTGTTTTGCCTGTACCATTTCTACTACCATCACCACCTAAGTCTAAATTATTACCTAGTACAAGTGTTAAATGTTTGTCGTCAAACCGTACACCTTGAGCATTGTTTCCAACACTCATGAAATTTTTCACACTGATGTTTTTAATGTTAAGCATGTTTAAAGATTTTGATATATGTTAATTAGTTTATCTGTATCGATTGTGGTACTTTCAATTGTTTGTAATTGACTAATCACAATCTGCTCTACACTTTCAAAGTGTATATCACCTTGTTCGTATTCTTCCTCTATTTCTTTTATAGGTACAAGTTGTAATTCTCTACACTTGTATTTTTCTATAAAATTTTCTTTGATAAATGATGCTTCTTCATAACTGATGTCTACATCTAATTTTACTCTAGCATAGGTACTACTGTCTAAAAATTTTGCTGGATTATCTATAAGTTCTACTAGACCGCATGTTACATACTTAGGACACTCTGGCCAATTTACAAATATAGGTTCTTTATCCCATTCGAGATACATGTATCCTCTTTCGTTGTCTTGTGCGTCAGCATAATTATGAGGGAAAGCATTACCTATATAATGTATATTTTTATCATATTGTCTTTTATGAAAATGTCCTGTAAATACATATTCAGGTTTATCCAGCAAGGCGGCAGTAATACCACCGTGGTCTGGCATCTCTATCATTGCGTTCATTTTAAAGAACGGCAATTCAAAATGCCCAAACATGTACTTACAATCTATTTTAGCAACTTTTTTATATTCGTTGCCTACAAGCCAAGGTATAATGGCACAATTACCTTGCTCAAAAATTGTATCTACCATTACAAAATTATCTAGGTCTCTGGCAAATTCTATACTATTGAAATCACGTTTATCTCTGTAATATAAATCATGATTACCTGTAATGAAATAAACTTTGTCGAATGCTTGATTAAGTTTTTTAAGATCTTTGTAACTGGTGTTTAGTGTAGCAACATTTACACTTGCTCTGTGGTGATGCCAGTCACCTAAAAAGAAACAAGTTTCAGCACCACGTAATTTTCCTTCTTCTATAAACCAATCTACAAAGTCACTGCAATCTTTAAGATGTTGATGACTGTTTTGCTTTAAGCCGTAGTGTATGTCTGTAAAGACTATTGCTTTTTCAAATAAATTATCTGTCATTGTTACGCATCAGATTTTGAATTTTTTGCTTCTTCACGTAAAGCCTTCATTTCATTTTCGTGTGCTATCTGTCTACCGTAACTTGGTAAGTGTCCAGAGTCAATTAATATGTCGTCTCTGATATTTTGATTCCTTTTTTCAATGTTAAGAACTCTTGTAAAACTGTTTGTAATTGCGGCAGTATAATAAGCAAATGGATTATCTGATTTTGCTTCGTTAAATTGTAATCCAATCATTGCTAATTGTAAAAGTGCCTGCCCCCTCATTTCATCTATGTATGTATAACCTCTCCAGTTTGCTCTTTGGCTATATCTCTCAACAAGTTTCAAATACATTTTACCTAACTCATTTGTAATACTGCCATGCTCTACAGAAAACTTACCGCTCTTAAGTCCGCCTTTCCAATGGCTCCTGGCAACTTCTGAAATATCTCCGTTAACTTTGGCATAATGTTTAAATGCTGGAAAGTTTACCTTTGCTTTTGTTTCTGCTTCGTTCCTAGGATTTTTCTTTCTACCTGGTTCTAAAGGTATGTGTTCCATGTTCATAACTCTAACAGTTATATCTTCATCATCAATTGTAGTAGGGTCTACCAAAAATTCTTTCTGTTTGGGTTTTTTATTAGCAGGTCCTTCATATTGTGCTACAGCAGATTGATATGCTAAGTCTTTCATTCGGCCTGCTTTGTTTTGTTTTGCTTGATCAAAGACAGATGTGGTAATTTCACTTACATCATTTACTATAATGTCTGGTCTGTCATACTGCGGTGACTTGATCCAACAGAAACTCATCTTGCTTTTGTGAATCTCTGTGAGTAAGTCTTTATTATTTAGATATTTTTGTGCCATTGTTTGTAATCTCCATTTAATGTATTATACATTCATTTTTTCAGAAGTCAAGTATAATTATCCAGATTTTAGAATTAACGGCAGTTTTATTGAAACCGATAAATACATTACAACATCAGGAGAATAAATGAGCGAAGAAGCAAAAAAACAGGTAAGGAATTCCGATTTTCGGGCAAGGCTCCAACTGTTTCGCGGTGTAGATACTAAAAAATTCTTTGGCGATACAGAAAGAAATGTAATGGCTCCTCTAAAAGCAAATAGAGGTATTATATTTCCTTACACACCAAGTATCTATATTGCGAGAGCGGCCAATTATGGAACCTTTGATTTTAAGGGTTCTAATTA